TCTCTGCGTCTGATACCGATTTGCTCGATAGCGTACGATTCGATTGCTTGTCTATAAGCCTGTGAGTAGTATTGTAACATATCCTGCGGGCCTTTCAAGTATGCATATGTATTTACCAGACAAGCGTACAAAAGTAAATCTTGATATTTATTTGACAGATAAGTTCCAGTTGTGGCTGGAGCAGGATTAGACGTCGTATCTGTTATAGTTTCTGGTTCTTTATCATAAGCTAGTGTAATTTCATAAGTTTTATCAGGTGTAGGAGCCACCACCCAAAAAGTTTCATCCCAATTAGCGTAATATTTTGGAATATCTACAGCAGAAGTTCCAGGTGTAGAATAGTATTCTGCCATAAAACTAGTGTCTCTTTGCTCTAAATAATATTGATTTCCCGTTTGATCTTTAAATTGTACATATCTAATTGCTCTTAAATCAGATGGAATAGTTACATATCTGTTTCCAATAATAGCATTTGATGTTGCATAAAATACATTTTGATCTGTATCTATTTCTCTATAAATTTTATTTTCAGCATTTTTAATAATAGTTGCTAATACAGAATCAGTTAAAACTTTTGGAGTTGTAGCTCCATTATCTACTTCTGTATATCCTCTAATATCAGTTCTTAAATTATCTAAAGTGTATGCCATTATCCGTTTACTACCTCTAATGTTACTGGTCCTGCAGAACAATTATCTCCGCCGCCAGATACTCCACCACTTGTAGCAGAGCTTGTGCTTGTTATATAAAAATAATTTATTGGATCTGTTAATGCATCAGAAGTAGTTGCACCAGTTACAGTGCCAGATGAATCTATTTGACCTAATGCAATTGTAAATCCATTTGTATTATTTAAATCACTTACATTATCAAATGTAGGTATGTTAGCAAACTGTTGTAAGTTTGGAGTATCAGCACTATCACCACCTGGTCCAGAAGTAATTACTTCTGGTGGTCCTCTAAATCTTACAATATCACCAGCAGCTCTTTGATGATCTTCCGAAAAAACATTTACATAAGTTGTTCCCGAATAAATAACAGATGTAAATGGATTTGAATTTAATAAAATTAAACTAGCTTTTGAAGCTGGTTGTGGTCTTGGATTAAATAAAGCTTGTGGATCTGAACCAACAGGTTTTGGATCTAGTTGTGGTTGTTTAGCTTCAAATTCTGAATAGTGAACTAATGCACCATTCCATTCTCTAACCATTTCAGAATATGGAAATGCCATTCCTGATCTATCAGAAATTGCTAATGCGTGTTTACCTGATGCATATCCGCCCATTATACTCCATCTCCATAAAATGTTTGTGGTGAAATAAAAGTAGATGTTCCTTGATTGTCTGCATCAAGTGCTCTTAACAATTCACTTTCATATCTTCGTTCTAATTCTTGACTCATCTCTGGTGAATATTTTTGACTTAAATAATATGCAAGACCAGACATCATACAAGGATAGAATCTATTTACTACATCAGAAGTATTATTATATGCTCCAGCATCTTGAATTTTAGATAAATAATAAAAACAAAATTGAAAACTACTTGGTGTGGTTGTACTTGATACACTTGAACTTGGTGTTGCATATAAAAATATACTTGGGTTTAATTTTCTTTCTACGTAATATTGTGAAGGTGTACCTTTAGTTAATTTATTTGGTGTTTGTGAATATTGTGATCTACTGATTTGTGTTAGTGCTATATCTTGTGGAGCTGTTGTAGTAGAATTGTTTCTGTAATATGCCTCTAATATTGAATCCATATCTTGAGGAAAATTTTCTGAATCAGAAGCAAAATTATATTCTGCTTGTCCTTCAACTAATGGAACTTTAGCTAACTTTACTTTCCATAAATGAACACCTCTATTACCCCATTCTTGAAACATAATATTTAAAGAACGTCTTGCAGATCTTAATTGATAACCTGTTCTAGTTCCTCTAACACCTGTTCTCTCAAATGCTTCTTCTATTACTTCATCTATTTGTGGATTAAATTCTGTAGTTTCTGAAGTAGGTGAAATAGTTTGTGCAGTATTACCCATACCACTGTGAGCAGTACAATAATAAAATAATAGTGGAGCGCCAGTTGTTCTAACTGGTGCAACATTAATAGTTACACTTGCTCCTGCATTACCTGGAACTCCAGCTGTAGTTACACCTGTAGTATAAGCAACACCTGCTGGTGTTGCGTGAGTACCATTAGCAGTAGTTGAAAAAGCTAATTGATGAGTTAGGTTTGTACTATCTGATTGGTCGAAGATATAAGTATTGCCTTCTTGTAAATACAAGACAACATTAGCCTCTCCGTTAATATAAAATTTATTACCGGTACCGTATTGATTAGTTCCCGTTGCTACGGTTACTGTGTAAGTTATTGTAGCCACAATTTAATCCTACGTAAATGTTATAGTAACACCAGGTGTTGCAGTTAAATCTAAATAAATTCCGTCGTCAAATAAAATTCCAGAACCAGGAACATAAAAATCTATTCCTTCAGTTCCGAATTTAAATGTAGCTATTACAGTTCCAGCTGCTCCGCCAGATTTAAAAATTATACTAGAACTCCCTGCACCTTCCGCTTGAATTCCTGTTATTCTAGCTCTTTGTCCTAAAGGAACCATTTGTGCGTCTGCTGTTGCGTGGGCTACCTGTTGATCACTTGAGTATGATGCCATTTGTTTCTCCTGTTAAATTTTGTGTGGGCCGAAGCCCACACTCAATTAATTATTAACTTAAGTTTCTGTTTTGTAAATACAATACAGTAGCTGTAGCTGCACCAGCTGTTGCTGCAGTTCCAGTTTGATTGTAAGTTGCTACAACTTGAACGTCTGAAGTACCTACATCAATTAAGTTTCCAATTTGAGAAACATCTGAAGTAGCAAGAACTCTTGCTTGAGCCCCAGCTGCTAATGCATCAGCAAATTGATCTGCTGTTGAACCATCACCAAAATCAATAGTATTAGTTGTACCTGCATCAAAAGCAGTTGTAACATCTAAAGTAATTTGAAAGATTTGGCTGTTCGCTGGTAAAGTTGCAATAGTTGTTGTTGAACCATCTGCACCAAAAACAATGTTAGCTGATTGAGCCATTAACACAAAACCTGTGTTTGCTATGTTATCACCAACAGTTGAACCAGTTGTATTTGAAATCGTTCCCGCTTTAATCGGTCCCGAAAATGTAGTATTTGCCATATTAATATCCTCCTAGATATCTGAATACTGTCCCTAGGGTTGTCGACTATACGCGTCAGCATTCATCATTTATTAAATGTATAGTGATATATTTATATACTAGTTTTAGGTAGAGTGCAAGAGAGCCTACAGTGTGAAATGATTTTTCAACGATGTAGCTTTTATATTAAGAAGCTACTGAAACTTGTGGAGCAGAACCTTCAACATTGTTCTGTACGTGAGCGATTCTAGCTTCTTCAAGCTTGATATCTGTGATGATCTGTTTGACCTTATCGTCAATTCTAACCATCTCAAGAGTATATCTGTTATTGTCCAGATGCTCCTGTTCCCACTTCAACTCCAAGGACCTTTTTGCTTTGTATAGGTCTTGTATCATAAACAACCTCCTCAAAAGTTATTCGATTTAACTCAGAATAATTATTTCCAAGATCTTCCCACTTTATACTGTTTTCTCCCAATTTGTCAAGTATTGCTTGTTCTACGGATTCAGCGTTATCCTCAGCTAAAATCTCAAATTTAGCGTGATGTTGATAGGCCCAGATATTGATAAGAAGTTTTTTCATTTACACCTTTTTAATTAAAAAGGGGCCGTTTTAAAGCGGCCCCTAAATTTTATTGATTACGTTGCGTTTGAACCAAAGATACCTCTTGGATCAGAAAATCCAAATACATATCTTTCTCTCGCTTTGTATCTAACGTTACCAGTATCAAAGTCACCTTCCATTGAAGTTTTGATAGGTGATCTGTTGAAATGCTTAAGTCCATTAGGCACATCAGTTTTAATAAAGAATTTCTTCGCAGCAGTTAAGTAGTTATTTACTACATATCCACCAGAGATCATTCCCATATTTCTGATTGCGTTAATGTCGTTATCAGCTGTACCTGTTCTGCCTGCAGAATTCATAAGTCTGTCAGCAGTAAACTGAAGCGCTGAAGGAATTATTAATTTAACTCCTGTCGCCGCAATTTTTAGGCCTCTTTCATCAGTAAGAGCCGCGATGTCAATCAACGACTGTTCTAATGAAGTTTCATTAAGTTCAGCAGCTACTGCTAACTCATTTGCAAACGTACCCGCTAATGTAGGGTGGTCAGTAGCACAAAGCTCCTTACCATCTCCACCAGCATAAGTAGAATCAAATGCGTTATTTAATACTGCCGCACCTTTGATATTCTTAGTAGACGCCATAGATCTTGCTAAAGCTTTTGTATATCTAGACGCAAGTCTGTCATACAAGTTATCTTCGATAGCTTCTTCTGTGATAGCGAATGCTAATGCAATCGTTTCGTTAGTGTAACGAGCTGTAAAAGTTTCTTGCGCATCGTCGAAAGCTACACCCTGTCCTTCAGGTTTAACTGCCGCGTTTGCAAAACCAGCTAACATTACTTCCTCTTCGAAAGCTCTGTCAGATGTTTCAGTGTCAAAAAGTTCTGCCCACTGCTCGCCGTATTGTTTGTATTCCAGACCGAACAAAGCGTTCAAACCTGGCTCTAGTTCTTTAACTAGTTGTGCTCTTGATATTGCCATAGTTATTTATCTCCTATTCGATTAGTTATACAAGTTACTAGCTTGTGCAATTGATACTATTACGTTCGCACCTACTACTGATAGATCATTATTATCGACGTCATCAGCTGATCTAACTAATTTAAACATTTTAGTTGTTGCTGCTCCGCCACCAATGTCTAAAGTAACAGTTGATTGACCGTCTTTAGCATCCGTTGCTGTAAAGCTATTTGTGTTATAGCCAGCATCTCCGATCATAGCTTGAGTAACTGCCGCGTCCGCTTTAATAACATATTCTTGTTGCGGGTTGTCATTTACAAAACCTATTCCGTCGCTGCTACCTGTGTTATAGTCAGTTCCAAATGTTGTGCTTGCTGCAACTGAATTAGCAAAAGTTGGTTTGCTTGTAGAACTATCAATGTAGAAAGCTCCATTAAACACACCAATTAGAGGAGCGTGTCCAGTATTATCGAACGCTGCTCCACCTGATCCTGTGTCATCAGTTGTTGCGAAACTTGCATCTTGTAAATAACCTTGGTCACCAGAAGCATCCTGGATAGACACTGGGTTATTTTTGAAGATACCAACACCTAGGCCTGATTTGATTTTGTAGTTAGACTGTCCTGAAGTCGCCGGAGTATTTCCAAGCGTCATAGAAGTTCTTAACCCAAAACCAGTTGTACTTGCATTTGCCATAGTATTTGTTTCCTTTTTATGTACCTGCCCCGAAGGGCCTCCAGTACGGGTTTAATTTATTTTGTTGGGTAGGAATAGTTAAAAGATTAACTTTTCTTTGTACCACCAAAAGTTACACGAGTATTAGATTCCTTATGGAATTTCATACTAGGGTGCTGTTCCTTCATAAGATTGTTCTCTACTGCTTCTTCTTTTGCATCGTTTTGCTTTTTATAATAAGCATCGATTTGAAGCGCAATCTCCTCTGGTATCCTAGCCAGCAATAGGCCTCCCACTCCGATAATTCCAGCGTATCTGCCTTCAGTCATCTCTGGATATATTGTGTCAGGATATTCGTCAGCTCTCACTAACTCCCATCCTTCTCTCAAAGAAGATGCAACATTTTTTGCATCTGATGTCCCGAGTATCTCGGCACGTATCCATTGATGTCTATATCCAGTTGGCGCTGGGGGTGCATCAAGTGAGTTGGGTGGAGTCCAAACTTTTTTGACTTCTATTTTGTCTCTAGTTTGACTCGCACGAGAAGTTTTTATTTTTTCATTTTCCATTTTATGCTCCTTCCGTGATTTTTAATTGTTTTGCATAAGCTTCTAGCGGCACACCTAATCTTTTAGCAATTGCTACCTGCGAAGGCGTGAGTTTTACAGTTTTTTTGCGTCCTGTTGAGGCTGAACGTCTAGCCGAAGCTACATTCTGAGCAGGTTTTGCTCTTTCTGTAGTAGTATCGTCTACCTTATCAAATTTGTGCGGAAATTCAAGTCTTATTCTTTTATCAACTTCTGCATAATATTCATTTGATTGAGGGTCGAATCCTTCTTGTTCTACAAGCTTTTTGTGTATATCAAAAGCTGTGTAAGTCATTGCAGAATCATTACCAAACCAACTGTTTTTAGAAGCCCACTCTTCAGCCTTAGGGTCTGATTGTTGTTGTGGTGCTCTTTGTTGAGGAGTAATATTTACTTCTCTTTCTTTAGTTTTTGGTCTGTTTTCATTTGCAACTTTAATAGAATTAACTCTAGCTTCATCCATTGTCAAAGCAGCTAACTGTTGTTGTGCTGCAATTTGAGCTTCTACATCTTGAGATTCAATGGCATTTTTAAGAGCTAGTTTAGCTGCTGCTAAACCAGTTTTAACTCTAGTTTCAAATTCAGAAACATAAGAACTATCTATCTTAGAGATACGTCCTTCCATTTCATCGTTTTTATATTTTATATTTTGAGCATATTGAAGAGCTTCTTCTCTCTGTCTTTCTGCTTCTCTCATTTTACGAGTTAATTTAGCAATACGTTTTTGAACGCCATCACTGTATTCTTTTAACTCATCTTTTTTATCTTCTGTTTTAGTTTCAACAGGTTCTTCTACCCTTTCAACTTCTACAGTTTCTTCTACGGCTTCTACCTTTTCTGGTTCACCTTTATCATCTAAATTAATTTCAGTTGCTTCTTGATCAGCTTCACCTACATCAATTAGATTTTCTGTTTTTTCATTTTCTTCTGGCATAGTATCCTTCCTATGTTGTTAAATATAATGAAGAACTGATTCAGGATCACCTATGGTCCCTAACACTTCATCATCGTTTAGTATTCGCACTTCTCCACCTTCAATCGGTAAACGTGCACCAGCATATCTAGCAAACATTACCCAATCTCCTATTTTACACCACGGCTTATTAAATTTATCTTTGTCCGCGTATGCAAGATCTCCCATTTTTAAAACATAACCACAAGTTGTTGCGATTCTAGCTTTATCTAATTGTTCTTGAGAGAATAAAATTCCACCTTTAGTTTTCTCTTTTGGTGTAAAAGGTAAAACTAAAAGTCTGTACCCAACCGGTTCTGGTAACTGGTCAGCTACATCTTTAATATTGTTTTCGTCTAATCTAATTGCGTGAGGTTCTTCTTTTTTTTCTGCTTCGTATTTATCTTGAAGACCTAATTTAATTTTTGGGACTTCCTTGCCCGATGTCGATAATGTTTCCTTGCTCATTTTTTTGCTCCTTTGGTTTCAGCAGGTTAGAGATTTCCTGTAGTGTTAATTGATAAGCGTGTGCTTGTCCCAGCATATACTTATATTTTTCCATACTGTCAACCCCACCAGTAATCATACTGTCTCCAATTTGTTGTAGAGTTGCATTAAGTGTTTTCTTAAGTTTATCTATTACTAATAAATCATCCATTTTTTCTCTTCCTTTTCTTTTTTAAAAGTTTAACTCTGGTATGCCAGCACCATTCAGTAATTTTTATAACACCTGTTTCTACAAAAGAGATTGCATCATCTAATTTAGCAAAACATTTATAAATAAACCTATCTAGCATTTCCATCTTTTTCTAGCCTGACGTAGTCTAGAATTAGGATCTTTTGCTGCTTTAGGAAATTTCTTCATTTGACCTGCACTTCTTGCGCAGTATGATTTTCGCCTTTTAGCGGCAGCGGACCCTTTTTTAACTTTACCAGTCACAGCT